ATAAAGTCATCAAACGCATCAATAACGTGCGACAACTCCACTAACCCGCTGTACCTACGGCGAAAAGCATTAGCGTCCCTGATTGCGCCATTCAAAAGCTGTTGGCGTTGATCTGGGTCGGCCAAAATATCTTCTGTCCTACGATAAACACGATGCGGCTTTTCATCCTCGTCATACTGAACCTTTACGTTCTCGTAATAACGAACCGGCTGTGCGTCTTCATTATCGGTGTACACAAACTGAATGGACGATACCAACTGCTTCGCCCTGCCTACACCCAGCTTTAGCAGTGCCTCGTCAGCGTCCCACTCGAACTCGCAATGAAGCGGAGCATCTGGGTCCGTCTGACTTAAAAAAAGCGCCTCTGCATCAATGTCGCCGCCATTTAATTTGCGGTTCTCCTCAATAACATCCCATGCTGTATTCGCATCAACAGATACGTGTGCACCACTTTTCCAGCTAATAAGAACGCTCATGCCGCTGCCTGCTTCGGTCCAATTTCAACCGATTCAGATGTGTCAAGCTCAAACCGACCCCAATCGCCGCCCTTCTCTGGGCGATGCTCACCAATTCCGATTGAAAAACCAGCGCGGTTCACAAGGATCATCAGGTCTTCTGGCGATAACAAATGCTCATCAATCGTCATAGAAACCCTTGCTCTCCAACCGATAAACTGCAACCTGTACCGCAAGTCGGTCTGATTCATGCCAATGCGAACAATATCCTCCCTGATAATTGGGTCTTCCCCATGCTCAAGTGGTATGTTACCGCTTTTGTCGGCCTGCGGAATAAACAATGCCTTCTGAACCGTGGTTCTTGGTACGCCCAAGTCCTTATGCGCCGCAGAACAAATCGCTGACTTAATTGCCGTCAACGGAAGGCCATACGTCTTGCCGTCATCCATGTAGTGTGCGGAACCATAAGCCTCCGCCTCTGGGTCACGCGCTACTTTGGGCTGCTTTTTACGTTCAGCAGCAGTCATTCGCATCATCCTTAACGCCTTCTGCGACCATGCGTGGCAGACATATGGCGATGTACCGCGAATCGTGAAATAAAGTGTTGTTTCTTTCAGTGGTTGTATCTGTGTTACGTGAGCCATGATGCTCTCCTTGGTATGTGGGCCGCGAAACTGCGAACCCAACACCAAGAATACTACTAGACCACTAACTATATGTCAACTGCCGCGTCCAAATCCATTAATGGATAACAGCGTACACCGCTGTTTGGGGTTGCATTGATAATTGTTACGCCGTCAGGAGCCGGGGCTTTATCGAACTGTCTCGCGAAAGACTCGTACTCACGACGTTGGAATAAATTAACGGGATGATCGCCAAAAAAGTGCGCCTTCCCGTCTACGTGGCGCATATCAAACCCAACTAGCACGATATAACGAGCGCCATGTAATATCGCAAGATTAACAGCTTGAAATCCGCTGTTATCTCCGTAATGAATCAGGTCTGTTTCGGTAGAAAAGCCTGGGGCTGATGTACCATTGACAAGGTTCACGCCATATTGAAACGCTACCCCTATCTTATCGTCGGCATTCCCGTTCTTTTCAGCACCATGCGATGCCCACTTCTCACCCTCAAAATCCATACAACCTTTATGCTCATGCCACCATTTAGCATCACAACCATAAAGAATATCCGCCCAAGGCATAAGCCTGTAAGCGTCTTGAACGGCAACAATACGCCACTCATCTGGCAGCGTATCAATATATTCGACTACATCACTTGTTAGGCTTGGACCGGGTGCTGCGACGACTACCGGGTTTCTTTGCCACCTTGGATTTATTCGCTGGGGCTTTGACAACCTTATTCTCCGGTGCTTTCTTAACTGGTGGTTTAACTGTTACTGGTTCTTTGTAAATATAACCCAAATTATGACTAAGCACAAACTCACATAACTCACGCGATATACCCTTGCCAACCTCATACATACCGGACGGCAACGTAGATGTAGTTTGTGCGTCTCTCTGGTACTTAAGCGACTTCTTAAGAATAATCTTCATTCTGTTCCCTTAAAAATGGAGGGGCCGAAGCCCCTCCACACATCAGCTAGCTTATGCGCCAGCGTACTTCAGGAGCTTGAGTGCATCGTTGTTCGTCAAGATGCCCGCATAGCGGCGTCTTACATAGAACTTGATGTATCCAGGCGTGGTGAACTCATTTGCCGTAACAGCAAGTTGAGCGCGGTGAACGAGCGTGTAAGCACGTTTCCAATCACCAAAGCCTAAGTACATACCATTGCTGGTATCGAAGTCAGCCATATCTTCATAGGTGAAGACATCATAGCCGAGCAGATTCGCCGGTTGACCCTGTTGCAGAGAGGGCTGCCAGTAGTAATCGCCATTAGACGATTTCAACTTACGCAACGCACCCTGAGTTACAGAGTTGCAACCAAACTTCGCGTTACCACGATAAGCCCGGTTCAGACTATATACCAAGTCGATAACATCATCAGCACCAACAGTAGTCAGCGGTGATGCGGCATCGGTTGGAACGTACTGAAGTACGGTCGCAGCCTTCTGCGGAGAACCGTCACCCGTTGTGACCGGGGTTCCGTTAATCAGACCTGTCGGCTTAGATGAACCATTACCAGACCAGATTGCCAAGTCCAGTGCCTTACCCATACCATCAGCAATGTCGCTAACAAGCCAGTCTTGAACATTAAAGAACATGTCCTGTGCTGACCATTCGCTTATCTGCGGATAGGCGTACAGTTCGCCCCAAGTCGGAACGACCTCACGCAACGTGGCAGAATTGGTAGCCGAACGAGAATCAGTCTCGCCCACCCAACCAGAGTTTCCACCATGAATCGTGATGAGTTCCTTATAGTCACTCGTACCAACCTGAGTCACCTTAACTTCATTAAGGATGTCAGACTGCTTGAGCATCAGGCGATCAACGTCACGGCTGATTTCCTCTGGAACAGCATAGCCGCCAGCAGAAGTCGTGCCGATAGTTACGTCCTTGTAGTCTCTTGACTTAGCAATAACATCACGCAAGCGTTGATCTGCGTGTGAGTCCTTGCCACCAGAACGGAACCAATCAATGAAAGCATCCTTATGCTCGCTATTGATTTTGTCCTTAACAGACGCAGCAGGGCGATCATTCAGAGCTTCAAGGATGTCAATGCGCTCATCCATAATCTCTTTTTCACGCTCTAGCTCACGCTTCTTCTTTTCGTTACCGGCAATATCTGCCTCAATACGATCAAGTTTTTCGTTCTGCTCTCTGGCATTAGCCTCTTGGCCTTTCTTTTCGGCCTCAAGTCGCTTGTCGTTCGTATCCTTAAACTCCTCAAATGCGGTATTGATATTATCAATAGCACCAAGGATAGGATTTGCTTTTTCGTTGCTCATCTTAATTATCCTGTGTTTGAATGCGCTTAAATGCGCGGGGTGTTGATAGTCGCCGCGAACATTCGCTCTGCGACCAATTCTGCTTCTCTTGCAATTTCATCATCACTCATGTCACCAACAGCCTCACGCTGTGGTTCCTCAATAACTACCTCATCAACCTCAGTCTCGCACAGAGATTTTTCAGATGTCATGTTGTGAACAAGTCTTTTTGCAGTAGAGCGTGAACATCCAGCCTCGCGCAAGATGCGTTCAAATTCCTTCACCGTAGGTACATACTCACCAGCCTCAGATAACTGAGACTTAGCGTGTGCGACCTGCGCCAATGGATTCATTGGAAGGCTGACTACGGATACTTCCCATAACTCAACCTCCTTTAATAAACGGTTGCCATCAGCATCGTAGTCTTGGTCAACGGTTGAATAACCTATTGACAGACCCTTGACGGCATCCATTTTCAATAATGTATGTATCTCGTTTCCGAGGGGTGTATCGGCAAGTACGCCCTTAACTACAAGACCGTCCTCATCCTCACCCATATCTGTCCATTTGCCCAGAACCCTGGAGGGGTCGTGCATCCAGAACATCTGTGGCAGGGAGTCTGCCTTACGATGCTGCGCTAGGGAACGCTTGAACGCACCCGGCATAACAACATCCCCACCTAAGTCGATGTTGTTGAACATACTCCCGTGACCAACAAACTCACGGTTATCTAACTGCTTAATCCGTAAAGGTATTGTTATCTTCTGTTTCATCTTCTTCTGGCTCCTCGCCAGCCACTACAAAGTTTGCTGGTCGTAAATAATCACCCCCACCCTTTTCATCAGAGATGGGATTCCTGCCTTCAATTTCGCGCCACTCGTTTGCACTAATTGCGCCCGCGTCACGCTGAATGCGCAACCCCTCTTGCCTAGACTTGAAGTCAGCCCGTAGGATGGCATCAAGGTTGAATCGAATGGCTATACCTTCCTTCCTATCCTGATCCGACAAAAGGTCGCGCTCCATCGCCGCCTCAAAGGCTTGTGCAACTGGCAAAACGACATTCTGTGTAAAGTCTTGTGACTGCTGCTCTACGTTATTGAAGGTGGCCCGTTCCAAATCACCAACATAGGTAGGTGGAACGCCAAACGCACCGGCAATAACCGTTCGTTGATACTTTCTGGTTTCCAGGAACTGCGCCTTATCGTGAGAAATCTCGATAGTCTGTGGCGTATCAAGACCCTTCGGTAACAACATTCCCTTGTTTCGATTCTTACCAGAAAACGCCTCTTGGAAGTTCGCTATGAACTCTTTCTCTTGGTCGGCATCCTTAAACCCTGCCGTACCCTCTTGAAAGTTGAATATAAGTAACGGAACAGCACCATTATTAAAGAAGGTAACGCCAAATCGCTCTGCCATTATCTCTAATGCTATGGTTTGGGCTATATCCTTAACAGGTGAATCACCAGTTAGGAAATCACGGGCCGGTCCACGCGCATGGAACATCTTCTTTGGCGTGATATTCTTGACCTGACCATTACCCTCAGAAACCTCAAAGTGAACACGATAAGTATTCTCATCTTGCTTTGGCGTTACGCGGTCAGGGTGCATTGGAACAAGACTTCTGATTGGTCCCTGTGAACCTTGTGACTTATAAGCGTAGAACCTACCATGACGTATGAAAACGGAGGTGGCGTCCTGCCAAAAGTCCAGTCTTGTTTGCCATTCGTTTGGCTGTCTCAACAGCTTCGCTACAGAGTGATTAGGTAGTTTCTCCTTAACCTCTCCTTGGTCACTAGAACTGCGCTTGTAAACGTGTATCGGAGTAACCGATAAGCGCCGTGAAACAGCAGTAACAATGGCGTGAACGGTAGGCGACTTCATACAGTTCTCTGGAGTAACAGTCGTTCCGTATGTACCGTCCTGTGCTGCTACAATGCGCATCAGCACATCCTCAAACTGGTTGTGCTTCACCTCTGACTTTTTCTTCGTCCACGGTAGTCTCATAACGTAACCAACCCCCCGGAAACATATTGGTCAGCCTCACTAGAGGTAGCAGCCATAGCCATAATCATTGCAACCATCCCATCTATACGCCCTGTCGATTTTGCTTTATTCAATTTCCTGTTCCCTGCTGGGTCGGTGTCAACAACCGAATTAGCGCAGCACATTGTCAGCACTGGGTTGTTGCCGTGACGAACGCAACCATTAAGAATTAACGACTCCGCCGCATCCATTGCGGGGGCCATGTCTTTATACCCCTGACCAAACGGCAGCAAGGGTAACTCAGCGCCAAGCCTAACAAGCTCACGCTCTAATACATCAATACGCCATCTGTCAAAGTTGATACCAACAACATCATAGCTGTCGCATATCCCGACTAGGCGCTTCGCCACCGGCTCATAATCAACAGATGACCCTGGCGTTGCATGAATCAATCCCTGATTAACCCATAAGTCATATGGAACCCTGTCGCGCTTTGACCGCTCCATAACGCCATCTAGCGGTACAAAGAACTCAGGTCTTACGTGATACACACCATTATACTGAGCAACAGCAACCAGTGCCGTTAAGTCATTACGGGCAGATAAATCAAGACCAACACCAACAGACCCAAACCTGAACGCATCCTCCTCTGCATCCTCACCACACACCTTCCATACAGATGCAGGAATGAACGGCGTAGTCATATTGACACGCTGGTTCAAAATCAGGTTTCTGTACGCCGCCTCACGGGATGGCATACGCTCTGCCTCACCCGCCTGTTTCTTTACCTCAGTCGAGTTAAGGAAATCACCATAAGCCGGGTTGGCCTTCTTGATGGTCTTAACCGCAAACGGGTCATCAGAAGTTGGAGCCGTGTACAGACTAACTGTTACCTTCGGATCGTGTGCCGCAAGCGCGTCATCAATGATAACCGATAAAAGGTCAGCATCAGTCGGCGCTTGTGTCGAAATAATAATCGACAGCGGGTTCTCATGTGCGCCAGCAGCAGTCTCAACAGACTCATACAATAACGAGCGTGGACCAACAACTTGACCCAACTCATCATGCACAACAAATGCAGGACTCTTACCAAACGCAGTCTTAGCCTCCGCCGATAGTGCCTTGTACTCAGTACCAATGGCTTGGCAATACATCTGCTTAGAACTGTCACGAATACCTATGACGGGATGCAGCGTGGGCGACATCCTGACTATCTTAGCCGCCAACTCAAAAATCACGGCGGCCTGTTCCCTTGACTGGGCAGTACTCAACAACTGACTGTTCTGCTGTGCCTCCGGTCCAACCAAATGAAGCAACAACAAAAACGCTGATAATGTTGTCTTGGCATTCTTACGCCCAAAACTCATTATCGCCGTTCTCGTAACAGCGGGGTTATCATATATCTTGCGTATCTCGTCCTTCTGCCACGGGCGTAGCTTGACGGGCATACCAACAAACTTACCCTCTGGAATCTTACAGTGCTTTTCTATCCACCGTATATTCCTAGCACTACGCTCCTTATTCATCTTCCCAAGGATTTTCTATTGTCTGTGTTGGCTTACCCTTTTCAGGGTGATACGTCGATTGCTGCGTCATTCTCATCTTGGTAGCCAAAGAAACAAGCATCCTAGACTCCCTTTCCTGCATCTTGAGCAGCCGGTCATAATGAACAACGTCTATGGCATCACTGCCCTCAAGGTCATCAATCAGGGTTGCTACGTGCCTACCAGCAACAGCATGACGGCAGTACTGAGCCAACACCTTCTGTGTCTCGTCAGGAAACCAATCGGCAGGAAGGCTGTTTACAACCAGAATCCACTCAATTCTCTGCTCATTTGTAAGTTCTGAGGGCGGCTCTGGTCTATCTATAGCGGATATAGCACTCCCCTGGACTACTGATAGCGCCGTTTTCCTGCCTCGTTGCTTCATAAAAAATTTTTCCTCAAAACCTAAATCCTACGTGTTTAGTTTTTCTGTTG